CATGTAGCAGATGCAGGACTAACACTAAGCGTTCCAGCAACCGCAGACAACAGTTTCCCAACACTTAATCTAAGTGCAGGCGATAATGATATTGCTGCAAATGATGTACTAGGAGAAATTAGTTTTCAGGCACCTGCTGAAGGCGCTGGTACAGATGCTGTATTAGTAGCAGCAGGTATTGCTGCAATATCCGAAGGAAACTTTGCTGCAGATAACAACGCGACTAAACTAGTGTTTAAGACCGCAGCCAGTGCGGCAGCGGCGGAGACAGCAGCCCTTAGTAGCATTGGAGACTTTAGTGTAGCAGGTGATTTAGTCATTAAAGACGGTGGACTTATTGGCAGTGCCAGTGATTTAGACGCTATTGCAATTGCTAGTAACGGTGTTGTTACATTTAGCCAAGCAATAACTGGTCAAGCATCAAGTGCATTATACGCTGACTTGGCAGAGATGTATGATAGTGATGAAACTATCCCTGAAGGAACAGTAGTAATGTTTGCTGGTGAAGGCAAACTAAAAGCATGTGACACTGCAAACTGTACCCGTGTTGCAGGTATTGTTAGTACTGATCCTGCATATCTAATGAATAGTTCACAAGAAGGTGTGGCACTTGCACTAGCAGGGCGTGTTCCTTGTAAAGTTACAGGTCCTGTACAAGCAGGAGATTTAATGGTAAGTGCAGGCAACGGTCTAGCAAAGGCTTATGATGCTGATATTGGACAACCATTAATGGGCAGTGTAATTGGTAAGGCAATCGAAGATCATGCTGAAGAAGAAGGAGTCGAAGGAGTTATTGAAGTATTAGCAATGATGATGTAATTATTCACACATTAGCTCTTCGATAGTCTTAATCTTAGCAACAATTTCATTTATTTTTAGTGTAGTAAAAACACCTGGGTGTAATGGTTTGGGCCAACTATCAAGTTTGCTCCACGCATATCCCTTGTGTTCATTGTTTAAATTGGGTATAAATTCTTCTTCTACAACACATATGTAAGTGCTATATGTAAAGTTATTTTTACTATTAGTGAATTTCTCTACTGGCACTGTTTTTAAGACAAGAGGCATAAATCCTATTTCTTCTTGTATCTCACGTTGTAATGCAGAATATTCTGTTTCGTTGTTTTCTACCTTGCCGCCAACAAACGCCCACATACTATTATACTTCGCTCCATTGCGCAATACAAACATATATCTACTTGTTGATTTACTTAGGAATAATGCTCCAACACTTGCGTTAGATAACAATACTCCATTCACCTGATCGGTATTCGCCTTCATAAGACTTGATCCACTCTGTTCCGGTCCATTTATATTGAATACTTGTATTACTATTAGTCACATAGTGTATACCCTTTTCGGCACTCGCGTCAAAACTAATTTCCCATTTCGTACCACTGTACTGAATAATATCGTTTGCTCCAGCAATTAACTGTGTGCCATCACTGCCTTTCCACGCATCTGGACCGTCTGCGTTTTCACTACTTCCTGTGGCTGCAAGTATTAGATAACGCTGTCCTATTGCAGATGTTGCTAGTCCAGCATCAGGCGCACTTTTTAAAGGATTAATAATTTTTGTTACAGCCGCTAAATCATTAGTTGGAATAGTGTCTGCTTGTACAGTAAACAGTAGTTTGTAAGGATCACTAGGATGAAAAGCAACAGTACCTATAATTTCTGTATCATAATCAGCAACAGCACTGGTTGTTTCTAGTCGTAGTTGACTTATACCACTTTGTAGTTCACCATATTGATTTATAAGTGCTGCCCAACTTGTTACATCTGTGCTAATGACTTGATCTTCTTCGTCTGTTGTTACACCTTCACTGTCAGCAGTTTGCGCACTATCGTCTGCACTTAGTCCTTCTTCAGTAACTGAAGGACCTATTTTTGTAGGAGGATCATTTAATGGTGTGGGATTAACTTTGTTTGTGGTAGTTTCATTTCTTTCCAATATTGTCACAGTATTACCTAATAATACAATACCATGATTCATTGGTGTAAATTTCATTCTAGTACCCATAAGTATGTTACCATCTATAACACCATCTGCAATGCCGCCTTGGTCATCAAACACACTAGCAACAATCTTGTTTACAACTCCTAGTTTTTTAACTTTTGCGGGTGCAGTAAGATAGATAGGCAACGTAAATTGTAGCGTTGCAATATCTATCATATCATCGACACCAACAGGCACACTTCTATTACTAAATTGAACGCCTGCTAGTTCTATATAACTTAAACTTGTCCAGTCTAAATAATTGTCTGTGCTTTGTATTTCTAGTGCAGGATTAAACAATACTAATATCTGCTCCATTAGTTGAAGTTTTTGATTAGTGTTACTAGTCCAAATATCTGTACTCATTTGTAGTGTATAAGGAACAGGCATCAAACGTTCTATTGTAAACGCATTACCCTGTTGTTGATTATAAGTGTTAGAGTTAAAATCAAATTTACGCATACGAATATGTTTCTTGTCTACAAAACTAGGATCTTGTCTACGTTCAGGATTGTATTCTAGTCCAGTAATATAGCAACTAATCATAGGAGTTGGAATAATTTTATTTTCACTATTCTCACGCAGAATACTACTAACCATGCGTGTACTGTCACCATACTTAACAGGCACTGTAATAAGTGTTTTATTACCGGCTCTGTCTTTTCCGTACTCGACTTGGAAGTTACTAAATGCACGAATATACTGCAGTAGAAAACGTCTTATCTGTTCGTCATAAAAAAACTGTTGTGGCATTAATCTTCCTGAGGTTTCAGTGCATCACTAAGTGATTGTCTACTGGTTGCAGTAGTGTTATCGTCGGCAGTAAACGTGCTTGTGTTATTGATAAATCCGTCTCTAAGTGTTGATCCAGCACCCGGGGTAAGTCCACTGCGTACTTTATCTTCTACTTTAATCCAACGATTGCCGCTGTATCTAAACAGTCTATTAGGTAAGAAGTCTAAACGTAATACAAAGTCTCCTTCTTGTGGAGCAGTTGGAAATGAAGTTCCCATGCTTATTGGTTCTCCGTTAGGAGCAAGTCCATCACCTACTAGATATCCACTGTATGCATTACTGTTTGTTGGAGTAATACGCCTTGCATCTGCAGTTGCATCTATATTATCTGCAGTAATAGCAGTGTTATCACTATTGACGCCTTTGCTTTCTAATGGTCCACCAGTTACTGGATCACTAGGAACAATATAGAATTGATCTGTTTTATATCCACTTTCAGGTACTTCTGCTTCTGCTTGCGCAACAACTTTGTTCGTAATCTCAAGTTCTTTATTGTATGTACTAAGCAAGTCTCGTAGTGTACTTGTTGTATCATTTCCATCTGAATCTTTTTGTATGATGTTAAGAATATCATTGTATTCTTGTGCATCTACTAGTGGTGTACACTTAACACGCCATAAATGACTCCACCAGGTTGGACTAAAGCCTTCACTTGGACGACTGCCCTCTTGCACTACATAATACCTTTTTAGACTAAGTTCTACACTTTCATCCAGTGCGCTAAAGTCTGTTAGATGTGGTAGTTCAATTACATCACCACTCATTAGTTTACGACCGAGGTTATTAACCATGTCATTTTCATGTAGTGTAATAAACAATGTATCGTTTGCTAGGAATAAACCGAACTGACTAAGATCAAAATCTGTATCACTTACACTGTAAATACCGCGTAAACTATATATGTCTTGATCATATATTCTATCACGATTCTCTAGTAATAAAAAATCTTGTATGCCTAACGGATCAGGTGCAGTTTGGTTTGGTTGACTAAGATCATCACCGCCTTGACTAGCAATGCCAAGATACTTGTGTATATTAATGCCCGTACCGCCGATAGTAAACATTTCTTTCATTCTTTTATCAAAGAAACTATAATCGTTGGTGTGAGCACCATCTTTCCATAAACTAATTCTTGGCATGCCTATTCCTTGTTGCTCAGTATTTATCGCTTATAAATAACCTCAATGAAACTAGACCTACACGGACATAATGTACATGCTGCATGGCGAATATTTAATACTCGCATAACGGATGCGTATTACGATAAGCACAAAACTGTTGTGGTTGTTA